CGCAAGACTCAGCTCTTTCGGAGGTTTCTCATGAGTTTCTGTGACCCACCCGATGCGAAGAAGAAGAAGAGCCGGCGTAAACGCCAGTATCCCAAATCTTCGGGCAGAAATGCCGGACATCGCGTGAGATCATTACCAAAGGAGTTAATGATCCCCGTGAACCAGACTGTTTTTCAGCCTGGTGATGGTGCGTTTCCAGATCCTATCACACTAATGCCGATTCCTGAGAAGCAATCGACGATGTATGATACTCACGGTTTTATCCAAAATTGGTATAATCCCGTGTGTCATGAGAGGTACGATGGGGTTGATTACCCCATCCCCGAAATATCGGATTCGGATGGCCCAATTGTGAGCTTTGGAAGCTCGCCGGGTTTCGTTCAGATGTTTCGGGATACGCTTCCCTTCTTGACAGCTTCCGAGTTGGATGAGCTTGCTCTCCAGTCGGAGGAAAAGCTGTCAAATGTGGTATCCGCTGAAGTGGATCTCTTTAATTTCCTTCGGGAACTTATTGAGTTCTGCAGCGGGAACATAAGGTTAATTCGGAGGTTTTCGGACCTCTATACAAGAATGGTTAAAGCGTTCCAGGATGCTTACAAGCGCCTGATTTCGCAGGGGCATAAGGAAGCGGCAGCCTATTGGCTGGCGTGGAATTTTGCTATCAAACCGTTCCTGAAAGACCTTCGTTCTATCCTCTGTAGTGTCAGTGCACTTCATAAGAAGTTGGACTGGCTCAGGAGGAACAACCACAAGGTGATATTCCAAACGTTCCGCCGTGAGTTCGACCTTCCGGTCGACCCAAACTTATGGCATAACGGGTGGATCCTCTGCGTCATAGACAAAGCGGATCCTCCAATATCAGCCAATGGGACCTACATGCAGCAGCTAAAGTACCACAGTGTTAAACTGGAGTACGTAGCCCGGGCTAAGATTCTTCTTAGCATACCGGATCATCTTCTTGATGATGCGCATGGAGGAGTGGGTGCACTCTGGGCAGCATACAACGGGTTGACAAACCCCGTTGCAGTGATTTGGGAAGCGATTCCCTTTTCCTGGCTGGTCGACTATTTCCTTAGCTTTCGTGCACGCCTCTTTCAGAGGATGTACGATTT